GGAAGAACCCCCTGGCCAGGCGGATCGTGGGGATCGTCACTGCCTACGTGCTGGGCGGAGATTCCATCGTGTTGCACTCGACGTATGGCCCCCTCGACAGGTTCATTCAGGACCTGGTGAGCCTGCCTGACAATCGGTGGGGGATTCGGCAGTCGGATTGGTGTGACGAATTGACCAGGGCGGGTGAGTTGTTCCCCACGGTGCACTTCAACAGTGCAGACGGCACAGTCCATTTCAGGGCCGTGTCGGCGTCCAGGATAGAGCGGGTGGAGTGGGACGAGGAGGACTACGAGGCCGAGACCCTGTACCACGAAGCTGGCGACGTCTTGGGGGACGGTGCAGTGTGGTATCACCCCCGTGCGGTGCCTGACCGCAACGGGCTCGATGGTGAGAGCCCTCGGCCAGTGATGCTGCACTACGCCGTCAACCGTCCGGTGGGCTGTGTGCGGGGCGAGTCGGACCTGGCGCCGATCTTGCCCTGGCTCCGGCGGTACTCGCGCTGGCTGGAAGATCGGGTCAGGACCAACGCCGCTCATCGGTTGTTTCTGTGGCTGGTGAAGGTGCCGTCGAAGCTGGTGCGGGCGAAGGAGGAGCAATACCGCAAGGCGCCGTCACCTGGATCGGTGCTGGTCGTCGACCGCGACAACGAGGAGTGGGAGGCTGTGTCGCCCCGTCTGGAGGCGCGCGACGTGGCGGCGGATGGTCGGGCGATTCGCTGGATGATCGTAGCTGGTGGCCCGGGGCTCTCTCTGCTGGACATCGGCGAGAGTGAGACGGCGAACCTGGCCAGCTCCAGGACGTTAGCCGAGCAGCGACGGCGGTTCCTGCGGCGGCGGCAGGCCTACTTTGGCTACATCCTGGCCGACGTGATGGTACAGGCCTGGAATCGGGTGGTGGCTCTCGGCTTGCGGCGGGGGCGGCAGGCGACGTTGGCCGACGTGACCATTGGGGTGCCGGACATTGCGCCTGAGGACAACGAAGCATTAGCGGCGGCTTCCGACGAGCTGATGGACGCCTTCGGGAAGCTGGGGGAGATGGTTGGGTCTACCTCGGCCTTGAAACGCATTGCAGCGCGGTTACTGTTCAAGTTCCTGGGGGAGCGTGTGTCGGAGCAGGAGTTTGAGGAGATCGTGGGCAAGGTGATGGCAGAATGAGCCTTACGCTGGGTGGCTTGTTGGGCGTAATTCGGGAGCGCCTGCCGGGTGCGACGTGGACTGATGCGAATCTGCTGCAGTGGATCGCGGATGCCATTGCCGACTACAGCATCGTGTTCCCTCGTACCGAGATGGTAGCTACGATTGAGTGTGTGGGTAGCCAGCGGGAGTACGATCTGTCGGCAGATCTGGTGAATGCTCACCAGGTGACGCGGGTAGAGTATCCTGGGGGCGAGGATCCGCCGGAGTACCTGGAGCGCCTCTCGATCAGGGATAAGGGCTTCCTGGGTGGGGCGTGCTACGACGTGTGGGGTGATTTTCCTGTGACGTTGTGGATTGGCGAAGAGCCGGGCGAAGGCGAGACCATCGTGATTACGTACCAGGGCGATCACTTCTACCCGACCGATGAAGATGACGTCTTGACCGTGCCCGATGGTCACATTGAGGGGATTGTGCTGTTTGTGGTGTGGAAGGCGGCGGAGCTGTTACGGGCTATTGAGAGTGAGAGCCCGCAGACCACCACGCTGTTACTCACGCAGTTTGACATGATGGTATACAGAGCTGATCGTGCATATCGTACCTGGATGAGAGAGGTATCCAGGCATCGGGCGGAGAGCGCCATCGTATCGTGGGAGGACGTGGGGTTATGAGTCGGGCGTTGAGTCAGATGTTAGCCGATCAGTACTATCATTCCATGGTGGCTGCCAGGCGGCGCGGTCCTGTATGGTCGGTGACCGACCTGGGGGAGCTGGCGGTGCGCCTGGGCTCGATAGTGTGGTTCGACCGTCGGGGAGACGTGATACTTCTCGACGACTTCGAGTCGGGCTTGCCGAAGTGGGCCGGGACGTACGTCGGGGACGGGGCGAGTGTAGGGTTGTCGAACGTCCTGGCCCGGAGTGGGGGCTGGAGTGTGCTATTGACGGCGGGCTCGACCGGTGGGCGATCTGCGTCCATCACCCACGTGATCCCGTATCCCGTGTTGTCACGGTTTGGGCTGGAGTGCTCCTTTTGCATAGACGATAAGCTGGATGAGCTCACCATGGCGTTTAGCTTATTCGACGGCGTCGACTTCCGCACGGCGGCGTTAAAGTACGATGCGCCGGAGAAAGCTTTGCGGTACCTGGACGATGTGGGCTACCAGGACCTGGTAACGGGTTTGGAGCTATTCCACTCGGGCTTGCCGTTTTGGACGTGGAAGGTAGTGGCGAACTTCAGTGCTGGCACGTACGAGCGAGTAGTGTTGAACGAGGCCGAGCATGATCTATCGGGAACGCCGTTGGGAACGGGGGAGAGCGTTGTAGTGCCGAACATCGAGGTGTGGATTCAAAACAAAGGGCTTGCGGGGGAGAACGCTCAGGTATATCTCGACGACGTGATCATCACTCAGAACGAGCCGGAGAACACGGGATGACAGTGATACCTGATCCCAGGGGCGGCCACGTGTGGATCTACGGCATGGATGGAGATGGCAATCCCGTCAAGGTGCTGGTAGACGCGGGGGGCCGCTTGCAGGTAGAGGTGTTGGAGGTGGCGTTGCCCGGCGGGGCGGCGACTGCGGCGAACCAGTCCACGATGATTACCGCTCTGCAACTGATTGACGACCTTCGCAACGCTCTAGCCAGTGTTGCGACTGACGATATTCGCGTCGCGCCTGGAGCGAATCCGCTGACCGTCCAGGCCTTGGGCGGCGACAAGTTGTTCTCGATTGAGAGCGTCGTTTTAGAGTGCTCATTTACGGAAAGCGCGGCCGGTGGGGTTAATTATCTGTATTCCTCGTACGTGCCAACGGGAAAAATCTGGATAGTGAACTACGTCTGTGCGTACGACGGTGACAGTGCGCCAGGGGACATTTGGCTGGGGATTCAGCGCGGAGGGACACCGTACTGGCTGGATAGCCTGGCAGACGCAGTAGCGTTGCAGCCGCTGGTTAGTCGGCGGCCGATGACTCTGGCCGCCGGGGACAGGATTCAGGTCTATTTTGAAGCGTGTATATTAGACGACGACATTTATCTGTTCGTGAACGGCTACCAGATGGACGCGCCGAGCTAGCTTTTTCAGGAGGTTGGGGTATGGCAAACTGGAAAGTGGGGGCGGATCGGGACCTCCCGATCGTGGAGCGAGACAGTTGGGACGGGGATGCGGTGAAGGGGCGGATCTTCGCCTGGGCGGGGTGGGATGATGATCCTCAGCCGTCGAAGGCGCGGCGGTGCTTCCTGGCATACGATGCTGACCAGGGGGAGAACCGGGGGGTTTATAAGCTCCCCTTCGCCGACATCGTGGACGGGGAGCCGAAGGCGATCACGGCGGGTTTGCGGGCGGCGGCCAGCAGGCTTCCTGGGACGGACATACCTGACGACGTGAAAGAGCGGGCCAGGGCGGTGTTGGACGGGTACTTCGAGCGGATGGCGGATAGCGAATTGGCGGATAGCGAATTGGCGAGCATGGTGATGGTCAGCGAGCCGTTACGCAGCCGGCTGTACGTGGATGGCAAGGTCTTTCGTGGCCGGGATCGGCGCGATTTGCTGCGCCGACTGCAGGCGGGTGAGTTGATACCCGGCATCACCTTCGACGCTGAGGTGTTCATCCCGGGGGGCAATCACAACCACTTCTACTTTCGCGACCAGGACCTGGCGGCGTTCGCAGCGAGCTTCGAGGAGAGGCCTTTCCTGCGGGATCACGACGAGTATCGCATTGATAGCCGTGACGGGACGATCAGGCGGTCGTGGCTGGACGGGGGGATCAGGCAGACCATCGAGCTCACCACTCAGCGGGGCATCTGGAGCTTTGCTGAGGGTCAGATAGATCGGTTCAGCATCTCGTGGTTTTACAGCGCGATCACCTGCACCATCTGTGGCAAGCCCTGGATGGAGTGTGAGCACCGCTGGGGGAAGGAGTACGACGGGCAGGTGTGCGGCTTGATTTTCGAGCAGCCGCGCGGGAAGGAGACCAGTGCGGTAAACGTGCCGGCCGTCGAGGGAACGCGGATCCTGGCACAGTTAGCAGCAGAAAAAGAGGAGGTAGGGATGAAAGACAAGAAAGTAGTGGGGGACGGCGGCATCCAGGAGGAGGTGCTGGACGTCGTCGGGGAAGTGGGTCAGGAAGTGGCGGGTGTTGATGAGTGGGCCAGCTTCTTCCGTGACCAGGCGGTGGACGCGGCTCTGCGCGGGTCGGGCTTGCCGGGCTACATGCAGGACAGCGTCCGGCGGCAGTTGGTGGACCAGGTGAGCCCGTCCAGGCTGGATACGGTGATCGCCGAGCACAAGGGGCTGCTGGCGGCCATGCAGCAGGACAGCGTGGTCACCGGGATGGGGCGGCCCCTCGATGGGGGCAGGCTGACCGTGAGAGAGCCGCTGGAGGAGATCGGCGAGGCGGTGAACTGGATCTTCGGCGTGGCCGGGGCGAAGGTGCCTGCGCCAGAGCTCAGGCAGATCGCGCAGGTGTACCAGATAGTTACCGGAGACTGGGAGTGGCACGGGGTGTTTCGGCCTGACCAGTCGCGGCTGGCGGCGGCTGACTCCACGACCCTGACGGGGCTGGCGGCCAATGCCTTGAACAAAGTGCTGGTGAATATTTGGGACACCCTGCCAGCGTATCGGTGGTTCGAGCAGATAGTGGCGGTGCAGCCTCATGATGGCTCCACGCATGACATGCAGTGGATCCAGTTCGGAGGGGTCTCGAACCTGAGCAAAGTGGGTGAGGGTGGCGCGTATACCGAGAAGACCGTGGCCGACTCCAAAGAGACTGACGCCTTCGAGAAGTACGGGAACTACGTGGGCATCACCCTGGAGATGATCCGCAAGTCGCAGATCGCGAAAATGCAGGCCATTCCCAAGGCATTGGCTATCGCGGCGGTGCGTACCAGGAGCGCGGCCATCGCCGCTATCTTCACGGTCAACAGTGGCACCGGCCCGACGTTGGACCAGGACAGCACCGTGCTGTTCCACACCGACCACGGCAACGTGAACACCGATGCCTTCTCCTGGTCGGCGTGGAAGGCGGCGCGACTGGAGTGTGCGAAGCAGGCGGAGCTGGGGTCGGCGAAGCGGCAGGCCCTGTTTCCGGTGTTCTGTCTGGTGCCGGTGGACCTGTACGACGAAGCGCTGATCGTGTTCGGCTACGGGGCGGGACCGCAGGGCAAGCCCGGAACCAGCGACTACGACGTCAACCCGTACGCGGTGGATCGGCCCGGGGATCCAAGGCCGAAGGTGGTCATGGTGCCCGACTGGACGGACACATACAAGTGGGCGTACCTGGCCGACCCGGTCCTGGCACCAGTCATCCAGATGAGCTACGCTCAGAGTCCTGGCGGGGGGGAGCACCCCACTCCCGAGTTGTTCAGCGTGGCCAGTCCAGGCGCGGGGCTGATGTTCTCCAACGACCTGATGCCCATCAAGGTCAGGGACTGGTGGGCGTACGGCGTCGCCACCTGGCGGGGGATCGGCAAGAGAAATGCTACGAGCTGAGTGAGTAGCGAATAGCGAATAGCGAATAGCGAGTAGCGAATAGCGAATAGCGAGTAGCGAATAGCGAATAGCGGATAGGAGGAGGTTACTATGCTTGGGAGTAAGCTAGTTTACGTGTTCAACTATCACGGCACCCTGGCGGCGAATCCGACAGCGACGTTCAAGCTGGAGGGGCCGGCCACTCTGGTGCACGTGAGCTTCGTCTGTAGTGGGGCCACGGCGGCTACGTTGGATCTGGGAGACTCGGGCGACGCGGACGGCATCATCGACGGCGGGGCCATCGGGCAAAGCGGTGTCCCGGCGGAGTTTGTTGCCGCCAACTTCAACGGGGCGTTGTGTGACGCGGTTAATCCGTATCACTTCCCGTCGAACGACCGAATCGTGACGTTCACTATCACTCACGCCAGCGCGGCGGACGTGTGCCTGGCGCTGACCTTCGTTGAGGGGTAACTACTCAGGCTGTCGTGGCGAGGGGATTGCTTCGCAAAAAACGCTCGCAATGACAACAGAGGCCAGTTACGGCGAGGGGTAGCAAGGGAGCAAGGAACAGGTGAGCAGGCTGAAGAGTCGGCGGGCGTCGGCGGACATGAACGGCGCCTGGCTGGGGGCTGACCTGGCGGGTCGGCTGGCTGATCTCGACGCACGGCTGGGCTGGCTGCTGGCCGCGTGCGGTTACGGCACTGTGGAGGCAGTGCGCGCGGCCAGCGATGAGGAGCTGTTGGCGTTGGGGCTAGACCGAGCCGACGTAGACGTGATACGAGAGGTGGTGCAATGAGCGAATCGGCGTACGAGCGGATAGGGTGGGCAGCGATGGCGGTGTTGAGCGGGCTGCTGGTGGCGGGCCCGTTCGTGGTGGGATGTGGGAGGCAGGTGGAAGAGGGGGCCCCTCCCCCCTCCCCCTCGGCGCAGGCGTACTACACCAGGTGGCATACGTTTCATACGGGAGCGATTACCGATGCTACGGGGGCCACGATGAATGTCGAGGGCCTGGCGGTGGTCGGCGTCCAGGTAGCGGGGTTGGTCACCGCGACGGTGGGCTGCCAGGCTTCGATAGATGGCGCGAACTACCACGCCGTGCAGTGGACGGGGCTGGGGGATGGTGCCGTCTCCACCTCCACGGCGGCTGATGGCCTCTACCTGGTTGGTGTCTCCGGCGTGCGGCTGCTGCGTTGCCCGTTGACCTCGTACATAAGCGGGACGATCACCGTGCGGGGAAACGGCATGGCGGTGGGGGTAGTGGACCTGGCGAATGCCGTGATCGGGGCGGGCAGCAACACCATCGGTGACGTCACCGTCAGCTCCATCGTAGCGCCAGGGGGGAAGGCTGCTTCCACTACGCTTACTCATGCACCTGGCACATCCAACACCGCGGCCGTGGTCACCAGGACGGCGGCGGGGGTGGGCAGTTGGGTGGTGGGCATGGTTAGCGGGGCTTACGATGAGGCCCCCACGGGGGGGCTGGTGAAGCTGGAGGACGACAGCGGCGTAGTGTGGCAGGTGCCCATCACCAGCGAGGGAGCGTTTTTCTTCCCCTGGGTGCCGGGATTGAAGCTGACGGCCAACAGTCCGATCACGCTGACCCTGGCAGCGGGGGGGGCGGGCGTGACGGGGACGATCAATGGTCACGTGTGGACGGAGTAAAGTGAAGAAAATTCTACGTGTGGCAGTCATATTGGCTCTGGGCCTGAGTGCCGTCCTACCGGTGGCTGGTGGCATGGGCGGCCTGTCCGGGCTGAGTGGACTGAGTGGCCTCACCGGTCCGACCGGGAAGCTGTACGGCGGGACGGCTGCAAACGGCAAGCTATACCGCTGGAACGACGTGAACGCCTGGGAGGAGGTGGCGGGCAAGCTGGGGGCGGAGACGTCCATCCGGTCTCTGGCGGTCTACGGGGGGAAGCTGTACGGTGGGACATCTCCCAACGGCAAGCTGTACCGCTGGAACGACGTGGACGCCTGGGAGGAGGTGGCGGGCAAGCTGGGGGCGGAGACGGAAATCTGGTCTCTGGCAGTCTACGGGGGGAAGCTGTACGGCGGGACATATCCCAACGGCAAGCTGTACCGCTGGAACGACGTGAACGCCTGGGAGGAAGTGGCGGGCAAGCTGGGGGCGGAGACGTACATCTTGTCTCTGGCAGTCTACGGGGGGAAGCTATATGGTGGGACGGGTCTCAACGCCAAGCTGTACCGCTGGAACGACGTGGACGCCTGGGAGGAGGTGGCGGGCACGCTGGGGGCGGAGACGCGCATCTACTCTCTGGCAGTCTACGGGGGGAAGCTATATGGTGGGACGGGTCTCAACAGCAAGCTGTACCGCTGGAACGACGTGGACGCCTGGGAGGAGGTGGCGGGCAAGCTGGGGGCGGAGACGTCCATCTTCTCTCTGGCAGTCTATGGGGGGAAGCTGTACGGCGGGACGGGTCTCAACGGCAAGCTGTACCGCTGGAACGACGTGGACGCCTGGGAGGAGGTGGCGGGCACGCTGGGGGCGGAGACGCAAATCCGGTCTCTGGCAGTCTACGGGGGGAAGCTGTACGGCGGGACATATCCCAACGGCAAGCTGTACCGCTGGAACGACGTGGACGCCTGGGAGGAAGTGGCGGGCACGCTGGGGGCGGAGACGTTCATCTTGTCTCTGGCAGTCTACTAACGGAAATCGAGAGGAGGTCAAGATGCCTATCCAGGTGCAGGTGAGAGAGGTCAGCTTATCGCAGCGCGAGAGTGGTGAGGCGGTGATTGTGCTGAATCTGGTGACTACGAATACGGCCCACCCGGGCAAGGAGCTGCG